TGTTGAAGTTTTTAGTACATTCGGCACTGATTGGTAAACTGTTATTATTCCATTTATATTTACTGCTTTCATATTAACTTGATATTTGAGAAATTGTGTACCAACATTCAGAAGTTGATATAAATTTCAATTGGATTAAATTCTTTACTGCTGCATCACTATAAGTTCCTGATATTAGATTAAATGTTCCACTTGATCCATTAATATTACCAAAAGCAACAGTATTACTACCACCACTTCCTGTTATAATTATGCTTTTTGTCATTCCAAGAGTAATATTAGTAAATGCTAATGTTGTTGAATGACCTGAAGTCCAAGTAAACACATCATAAGCACCACCATCTAAAGTAATAGATGCAGCACTTGTTACTGCTTGTGCTGCTGTAAATTCATCTGCTAATTTATCTGCAGTTACTACATCATTTGCAATCGTTAAAGCAGTTGTACCTGTTACATCTCCTGTGTGAGTATCAAGATTAATTGTTACTGCACCACTTGTTCCTCCACCTGATAGACCTGTTCCTGCAGTTACACCTGTAATATCACCTGTAGCTGCTGCACCCCAAGAAAATGAACCATCACCATCTGAAGTTAATATTTCACCTGCTGATCCATTACCTGAAACATTAAGTAATGCTGCAGTTACAACATTAGTATCAGATGTTCCTATTAATGTTCCATTTGTAGTTGAAACAATTACACCTGCATTTGTAAGTGTAAGTCCAAGTGCATTTCCTGCACCATCTGTAAGTGCTTGTGCTGAACTATCTATTGCACCATTATCACCAACTTTTAGTAGTGATGAATATGTATCTTTTATTTTATTACCTGTTAAACTTGCCATATCTTATTTTTTTATTGTGCTTGATCCCAATCTGTTGCTTCAGCTTCCCATAAACTATTATACTCATTCCAATATTTCTCAATATGAGATTTTAATTTTACTGCAGCAGTTGATATAGTATTAAATAAACCTATCATTGTAAATAAGCTATTATTTTTCCACTATCTACTGTAATAGATGTTAAATTTCCATACATTATAAACCCTGCTTCTAAAGCAAGATTTGTTACTGTTGTATCTCCTGCACCTGCCGAAGAAGTAAAATCTACTTGTGCATCTGCTACTGCTTGAATAGCATTAAATTTTTCTCCACCTACTGAACTTTCTCCTGAACCTAAAATTCTTAAACCTTTATGTCCAAAAGCAGCACTTTGAAAATCTCCTGAATAATATAAATCTGTCGCCATAATATTGAATATTTAATACAAAAATAATAAATTAATATTTAATGCTTTCTACCCTGTCCACGATATTTTTTCTTATAAGCATTTTGACCTTTACTTGCATTTTTACTATGCCTACCTGGTCGCTTTTTTTTCTTTGGTGGTATATATATAAATACCTTTGGTCTTTTAACTCTCGGCACTACTTACTAATCGTTTTAAACTTCTCAGCACCCCTCGAACCGAAGTAAGCTACATAGACTGTAATTAACAAACTTTTTAATAAATCAATCCAACCACTATCAACTGAAAATTCTATTCCTGTTGAATCAATAAAAATTAGTAATACCATAGATACTGTTAGAAATATAAGTGCCATCGGTCTTGTGTTTTTCGACATCCACGAATCACTTTTCATATCTGAATCCCATCTTTTTGAAACTTCTTGCATTTCAATAGTGTCTTGATTTAAAAGTGCTAATGCCTTTTCTTTATCTTCAGCAGGAAGTTGTGGATCTTTCTTAATAAGATTTTTTACTAACCCCATTACACCTTTATCAGGAAGTACATCACCTAAATTATCTATTATACCTGTTCCTGCACCAAGTAAAAATTTACCTACTGCAGTATCTTTAAGTTTCTTTTTTTGCTTACTCATCTAAATCGGTTTTACAATCAGTTTCACATTTATCATCACAAATACATAAATCAAAATATTGATATGTAGTGTAACCTTTACCTGCTTTTCTTGTAGCTTGGTAAACTAATTTTCTATTATTACCTTTTCTGTAAGATATATGAATCCAATCAGGATTTTCATTATCTCCGTGTTCCCAAATTAGCTTATCAAATTCAAACTCTGATTTTATAATACAAAACAACTCTTTATTAGTCATTCCTTTTGTAGCATCTAAATCAATCGCTTGACCTTTAATATGTTGCGAAGTTGTCGCAGATCCTGAAATCGCTTGATTTAATTCTTGACACCTAAAGAAACTATTTATTCTAATTGGTTGACCAACTTTTTCTCTTAATGGTTCAAATAATTCTTCTGCTAATGTTTTCATATTAGATAACTGCTCATCATCTGGAGTATTATCAATATCAAGTTTTTTAGCAGTAGCTGAACCTGTAGCTTCTTTCCAACTTATATGATTACTGAATTTATCTTTTTTTGCCATAACTTATTAATTTTGTTGAACTCTATTTGCAATGTCTATAATTGCTTTAAAATATGTTTTTTCCTCATCTTCTTCTTCACTATAACTAACACCATTTAATACACTTGTATATACATTGAAATTTTGACTTGTTAGATCAAAGAAATCAGTTGTTGATGTTTTTATTAATCCAAGAATCGTATTAACTATTGAATTACATTGTAATTCCCCACCACTATCTGCAAAGAAAGATGTAACTACTTCAATTCTTGTAATACACTCGTAAATAAAATCTGTTTGATTAGGTGTTACACCTGCAGTTTCTACAGAGTAAACTATAATATATGGCTCATCTTGTGTTGATGGCACTCTATTATAAACAGGTACATTTGATCCACCATAACTAACATTTCCATTTAGAAGTGTATATATTTTTTGTCTTATATAATGTATTGGTTCTTTCATCTTAAAGCTCTATTTATTGCATTGTTTAAATCTGACATTAACCTTACTAAACCTAAATTTATTTTACCAAAAAAGAATGGTTGTGCTTTCATAAATCTTGTACCAAATTCAAGAAATCCTGAATATTCTGCTTGTGATATTATTGCCTTTTGAAATTTATCATAAATAACACTTCTTCTTAAATTTCCTGTATCAACAGGAATCGGTGGTTTTTTAATATCTATTACAATATTTAGACCTGCTCTATCTAAAAGTGTATAAGCACTACCATTAGTTTTTGTAATAGCATCTAATTCTGCCATTTTTCGTTCTAATTTTCGTAGATCAGATTGATTGACTTTTATGCTCATTACTCCCTTTTAGTTGCTTCTATTGTTGTGTAATATTTATAATTACTATCAAACATTTTATTTATCTGGAAAAAACCAGTTGTATTTTCAATTTGCAATAAGTCAGTTATATTTAAAGTATCAGCAGTTTTTTTTCTTATTATAACCTCTACTTTTAAGTTTCTATCTTTTTTACCATTTTTACTTGTAATATCTCCATTTATATAATCAACTTTTGCCCATATAGTAGATTGTGTAGCTACTGTATCTGTAAATCCACCGAATCCATCAGTAGATTTAGTTTGCCTTTTTATCAACACTCTTTTATTTAATTTTCCTGCATTCATTATATATTTTATATAAATGGTGTTTTGTGAGAACTTAATATTGTTTTGACCTCTATTGGTAAATCACTTACTGTAGCACCTACAACAAAATCAGCTCTATTATCATAAAGTGTTGATATTAATTGCAAGTTTGCAGCATATAACAAACTATCACTCATTCCTGCTGTTGTGTAATTAACAATCACTTCTTCTGATGGTAAGTCGCCAAGTTCTATAATCGTATCATCAAGACCGTATGTTGTATAATCAGTTGTTGCAGTTCCATCAACTGTTATAGATTGAATTGAAGCTATTGGAGAAAAAGGTAATACAAATCTTTCATCTACAGCCGATAAATACAATGATCTTGTTTTTGCTACTATATCTTTACTTATATAGTTCTCAATTATAATTCTTGCCTCTGTTACTATTTGACCTATTAGTGTATCATCAGCAGTTGTATCAACCCTCATATAATCTTTTGCATTAGATGTTGTAACAATCTCACTACCTGTTGTAGAATTGATTTTTATTTGTGTATGAAACCTATTTAATGGATTACTATAATATGTCATAATTTTAAATCTTTTGTTTCTCGCTTATATGCTTGTTTTAATTCTTTAGTTTCTTTTTTTCTTTTATCTTCTCTTAGATGTTTCATTTCAGCTCTATCAGAAATTTCTTGAATAGCATCTTTAAAAAACTTTATTATTCGTATTAACATATAACAAAAATACAAAAAAAAAGCACCATAAAATTTATAGTGCTTTTGGTTGAAAAGAATAAAGAAAGAAAAAACTATTTGAAGTCAAAGTTATTAAAAAATTTTGAATTTGTATTATCCATACTTAATCTTATACTTTGTTGTCCTATATTTTTAAAAATAAAGAATCCTTTATATAGATCCACCCATACGGCAAAATAATCAACATCTTGTTCTGTATAGATAGTATGCCAATTTGCTTGAACTGTTGATCTGTTTTTTTCCTTTTTTTTTCCTGTTGATTTTATTTGTATGCGATAAATGTTTTTCCCTGTATCTGCAATACAATCATAAACACAAGAATCAAGTATGGGAAAGGAAACTATAATGCCTCTTTTTAAGCACTCAACACCGAATGAATATTCAGCAACACAACCTCGTGTATTTACATCCACGATTGTAAAGTTAAAAAAAAGTGGCTAAACTTAATTAACCACTTTCAAACTAACTAATCAATATGAAAAAAACTAACTAAAAAATTATTTTATATCTTTCTTTATCTTTATAAATTATTTACAATTCTATCTATTTCATAAACTTTTTTTACCATTTTCTCATAATTATTAGAAAAATTTTTTGAATCCTGGCTTATATTATTTGCAAATACTCTGTTATTCACAATTTTTAATAAATGCGAAACAAGTGTGGTTGGCTTATAATCCTTAAATTCAATATTATCTTCTTCCATTTCGTTATATAATTAAAACTCTATAATACCTTTGATATTTTTTCATAAAATATAACTTTCGCTTCATTAAATTGACTGTTCCCTCGTATTGTCCTTTTTTACATTTATCAATATTTAAAGCGATACTGCAAATTTCATCGTGCAGTTCCCAAACTCTATTGCCAACATATTCTCTATGCTTTGCTTTTCTATTATTCAGAAATCCAACAATTCCTGATGGTGATAAATCTATTTTACTCATCTTAATATTATTAAAATTAGCATAGTAATTACAATCCAATAAATCAATTTCTGATCTAATTTGTGTTTTTCTATATATTCTATTATTTTTTCCATTTTTTAATTAATTTTAAAGTTAACACCCAAACCCTCGCACTACAGCTAATAAGCCAGATCTTTGATATTGAGAGTTTAGGTATAACTATTTTCATTAAACAAAATTAATTAAATAATTGATAAAAACAAAAAATTCTTTAAAAAAGATAATTTATTTAATATTTATTTAAGGTAAGTGTATAAAAAAAGGGGCATAAAGCCCCTTTAATTTATATACTCTAAATCTTATGATTATAAAGCTGCTATTACTGTAGCGAAATCTCCTCTACAAAAAGCATTTGGTAAATAAGTAGTGAAAGCGATTCTTTCTTGAACTCTAACTGTGATAAAGTTCTTTTGAACATTATCAGAATCTTGGTCAAAAAATTCAACACTTACATTTTCTCTTACCCATAGTTGAGCTCCTTGAGAGAAGTTACCAACTATAAACTCACCTTGTGCCATAGAAGTATTAATCATTACAGGAATACCCATAAATGTTGGCTGAAGTCCTTGATAAACTTGGTCTTTCAGATATCTGTTGTCAGAATCTTTAAGAGCAAGGATCTTGTGGAAATCAGTAGGATGTAGAAGTATGTAATCACATCTGTAGTTTTGTTTTGCAACTTGGTTTACAGCAGTAATTAATACATCAAACTCTTGTGGTGTAGCGAAATCAGCAGCACCAAAACCTGATGCACCAGTACTCCAAATAGTACCTGTATTTCTCAAACCGTGTAAATTAGGTGCAGCACCATTTCCTCCAAGTAACTGGTCATCTTCTACTGTTAAAAGTTTAGCAGGAACTCTTGCAGAAATATAAGAACTTAATTGTTCTGTATCTTCAAGCATTTGTCTTGATAATCTTAAATAAGTACCGATTGTTTCAACATTAGCTGTTGAAGCAGTTAAGTTAAAGTCAGTTTGCCCTAATGCACTACCCTCTGAAGTTGCAGCAGCACCCTCTGTGTAAGCTGATTCTGTTACATATCTAATAAGATCAGAGTTAGTTGTTCCAATAGGAAGCATCTGTCTTATATGAACAGGAGTAGTAGGATCATATTTAATACCTGGAGCTCTTGTAGCAGCGATTACCTCGCCAGTATAGTCAGCACCAGTTGTCATATCAGCTTTGATTTCGAAAGCTGCTGCTCTTGAATTACCTTTTTTAAGGTTGTCAATAGCACCACCATCAATCGCTGTTTTTAAAGCTGATTTAAAAGTAGCAGGTGCAGTAGCTTTTGCTTCAAGTTTTTTACTTGAAACTTCAATACTATCTAATCTCTTTTGCACTTCTTCGTGCTTTGTTGAGATTTGTTCAGTTAAGTTGTCTATTTCACCTTTTAGTGATTCAGAAACTTCACCTTTAGCATTATCTTTAGCCGACACCATTGCTTTTTCGATTTTAGAATCAACCAAATCTCCGAGTTGGTCTAATTCCTTTTTCGTTTCATCTGTCATAATTTCTATGATTTTAATTTATTAAACAAATATTTATATATCTCGCTATTATCTGCTTTAATTGTAGTCGGCTCTGTAACTTCCATATCAGTTGGCAAAGTGGCTTTATCATTAAAAATTGATTTTAGCTTTATAAGTTCTGCTTCAATAGCATAACCTAAATTGTCAGATATGCTGCCCTTGCGAATTAGCTTCACAAGATTATCATATCTACCCAATACTTTTTCCTTATCAAAATTCCCTTTTACATCAAGTATCATTGCTTCATCATTTGCAGCTAAAGTAACTGCAGATATTTCATACAATTTTACCTCTGTAAGTTTTCTATAACAATTTTCCATTCCATCAGGGCAACCCTCTTTTTGCATTGGTAAAATACCAACACTATTTTCAGTTATTACTCCTGCTTTCATAAGTTCTAATACATCTTTACCAAGTTGAGTTTTAGGAATCTCTGCTTCAAACATTAATCCTTTTTCATCTTCATAAAGATTAACCATTTTTCCTAATGGCTTATCCATTTGATGTTGGTATAGATATTTTACTCTATTACCATTTTCAGATATTGTTTTAGTATAAGCACCTTTTGTGATTATATCGCCATCTGAATCAATGTTGCCAAAAATTGAACCATAACCCTTTACGATTCCTGTCTTATCATCTATGTCCTGAAGTTCCCCTATCGGACTTGATTTATATATTATATTATTTTCCATAATGCAAAGTTATTAATTTTCACTTAATTATTTTCTGGTGTATCGCTATCTAAAATTTCTTCTACAACAGCAACAGTTGCGACTGTTTGTGCAACTGCACCTACAATGTCAATAATTCTTCCTGAACTTACATTTTGTTCAACCTCTATTGGAAATGGTGCTGTAGTACAACGACAGTTGATTACATTCCAAGCAGAACCTGATGGATCACCAGGTCTTTCTAACTTTTGTCCACCTACAATAAAGTTTTCTTCCATCTTAACAATTTGTCCATCTGCTTCAATATGCTCTAATCTTGTCCTGTTATCTCTTGTTGCTATCCATTCTTTTTGTAAATTATCTTTTCCAAAAATATCAATAGCACTTTGATTGGTTGCATAATTAGCAGCATTTACACTTTCTGTTCTAATAATTCTTTTAGCATTTACAATACTTATATGTTTAAACTTTTTTCTTAACACTCTTTGAGCTTGTCTTTCATTCATTACTTGAAACTCTGGATTAGCCATATACTTATTAAGTGTTTTTATTAATTCCTTTTTCCTATTGCCACTTACACTAACAATTCTTTGCCCTGCTGTTGCTTTTCCAATAAATGCAAATTTCTCTGACCATATATCTTGAAACTGACTTGCATCTTGCTTTCTTATATACTTTTTATAATTATTCATATACCAATTTGCCATTCGTAGTCCAATATCTTTATAAAGACCTATATATAAATTTTCAAACTGATCTAAAGTATAATAAGCATCTACATTTTGAATATTCTTATTATTAGCTAAAAACTCATCAATTATCTTATTAGCTTCTCCATTTAGATAATCAAACCATATCTTATCTTGTTTTTTCTCGCCAATCTCTAATTGCTTTAACCAATTCTTATGAAAATTTGCTTTTATTTTTTTAATGTCCATAAAAGAAAAACTTTATTAGATTATATTGACCAGTCTTTTTTCTTTCCTGTTCTTCTTAACCATTCTTCGTGAGTTTTAAATGGCATATAATATACCTCACCTTGATACCTGTGAATATGATGACCTGATCCTCCAAGTTCTTTTGCTCTATCTTCAGCTTCCCTGATAGTTGTGTATTTATCAGGACCTACTTCAGTAGCTGCTCTTTTTTCTTCTACTTCTTCTTTCTTATCATCTTTTATATCATTTAGTTTTACATCATAAAGTTCACTAAAGTTTGTTTCTAAACTTTTAAAGTCATCTTCAATAATATCATCTTCTAATGGCATTAGATTGGCAGGAATATAAAAATCGTTTAACTTTTCATTATCAGCATCAATACTATATGACATTGCTTGTCTTTTTTCATTTGGAGTTAGCCACCAAGCATTAGACATCTGATTTACCACTTTATCCATTTCTTCTTGTAATTCTGAAATATTAGTGTAATCAAAATCTATATATATTTTTTCGCCATAAGCAGGTGCTAACCATCTATTAAGCTCATCACGAACTTTATTAAGTTCTGGAATAATAGCATTTTGGTATAAACTCTTTTTAGCTTCTATTACATTATTGTAAGTTGATGATTCTGTATTGTTAAGTAAAACAACAGGAACTGAATAAATATTACATAAATCTTTAATTGAAGCATTATACTGCTCAATAAGTGAAAGATCAGCAGCAGTCATTCCAAAATTAACCCAAGATAATTTTTTAGGAGTAATAACAATATCTCCTGCATTTTTAGATCCTGAATAATTATTTCTAAACTTCTCTTTTAATGCTTGTGCTTGAACTTCGTTTAAATCTCCCTCCTCTGACATTAAAACTCCTCTTGCAGTTTGATTCTGTAAATATTTCGCACCAGTCGTTACTGCTTCGTTATTAGTATCTAAAGCTCGTAATCCTGCTTTTAGTGGCGACATTCCGTAAAGGTGCGATCCTGTACCATCATAGTAAGGATTAAAATCTTTAATATGGCAAACATCTTCAACAGGAATATGATAATTACCATTGTAATCTAATGTATAAGATTTTACAGGTTCAAATATCCCACCACTATTAATCTCAACATTTTGACTTGGCAAAACATAAAGTTCCTGGAATTTACTTTGATTAGGACCTGATTCAGGTTTTATACCATAGATATATCTATTACCTGTTAATTTACCAAAAGCTATTATCTCTTGAATCCAACTACTATAACTTTGTGCAGGATTCGGTCTTTCAAGTAGTTCGTGTAATTCTGTATCGTGTAGTTCCTGTAGTGAGTGCTTTCTTAATATCTCTGCTTTATGTAAACTCATACCATTTGCAAGACCACTTGTAATTGACTTATACCTTTTTAAATCACTATCGCTTTTAATCTCATAAACATTAAAAGGAATTGAGGATGCTGTTTTTGCTATCAGATTAACTATTGAATAAATAGTTGTATTTTGTCTATAGCCTTTGTTAACATAAGTTTCATCATTATCAGGATTCCATAAAATAGAATTACCTAAATAATTGAATATTGCTTTGTTAAAATCTATACTTGTCTTTTGAAAGTTTTTAGAAACTAATTTTCCAAACCTGTCTAATATTGATGCCATCTAAATATCTTTATATTTTACAAAAATACTAATTAAATTACAAAAAAGTTTTCTCGCTTTCCAAAATGGGAATAAACAGCATAACGAATAGAATCCATTGTATGATTTTCTTTGTCTTGTGGCTTGTTTATTATCGTTCCATCTTTTAATTGTTCCCAATAATAACTATGATATTCATTGATAATATTCTTTGACTCATTACTAACAATTATATCATATTCTTTTAATTTTGATATTCCAGAGTTTATAGACCCTTGACCTTTTACTGCAGGTTTAATATAAAGACCTAATCTTCGCATTTCTTCTATTGATTTAGGTTCTGCAGAATCGCCATAACATAAAACTTCTCCATAACCTTTTTCTTTAAGATAATCTACAATATCAGAGTTGGTCATTGACTTACGATATAATATTTCGTGAATATATATTTTATCGTTCTTTTTATTGACAAGAACACAAGCTGTAGGATCATTAGAATATCCATAGTCAATTCCTATTACAGATTCCATTTCCAGGTCAAACTCTGGGAAATCTTTATAATCTATAAATTCCCAATTATTAAATACTTGTCTTGCACTAAATATAGCTTTTAAACCCTCTCCGTAAACCCTCCAATAATCTATATCTCTTTTTTTCATTCTTTCAATCTCATTTACCAGGTCTTGCGACAAGAACTTATTATCCTTATATGTCGTTATCCAGGTATCGCAATCTTTTCTTGGTATTAGGTCGCTATATATCCAATGTATAGGATCAGATGGGTTAAAATCAAGAATTACCATATCTATTGTTCTCATATTGATTTGTCTAAAATCCTCAATATTAAGCTCATTACCCTCGTTTAAAAAAGCTATATGCCTTTTACGACCACGAATCTTTTGTGGTTCATCTACCGATAGAAACTCAATTAAATGCCCATTATAGCTAAAAGTGTTTTCAGCTTTGTTATGAACTCCTAAAAAATAAATACCTGTGTCCTGGAGAATTAGCATTATATCTCTTAATACAGAACCTTTAAGTGCAGGTAATGTCTTACGAACAATAGAGATAGTTAAAGGTTTCTCTGATGTTGTAAGTAAATAAACAAGGTATTGACAAACAGCTACTGTTTTTCCTGATCTTGTTCCTCCTTGATGGACTTTGAATCTTTTTTCTGATTTGATAAGGTCGTAGAATTGTCTGTTGCATCTTTGCTCAACTTTTCTTCTTGTGGTGGTTTCCATTCTATAAGTGTTGATTTAATTGATCCATCGTGTTGGATTTCTTGTCGTTCAATATACCCTCTTTTTTTCCCTTTTGTTTTTAGTAGGAATATTGTAGCAGTTGTATTTCCCTCTTGTATTTGTTTGTGTAATTGACTTTCAGCGAAATCTAAAGCGATATTTTCAATGTCTTTTACCTTTTTAGCAAAATCTTCATCTTCTTTTAGATATTGGTAAAAAGTAGTTCTACCCACTTTAGCAATCTTACAAGCACTTGTAACAACTCCTAATGATTTTTCTAAAGCAGTAAGCAATGCTTTTTTAGTATGTTCTTTTTTGTTTGTTTTCACTTTACAAAAGTACATAAAAAAACCCACCAAATAGGTGGGCTTGATTTTAAAACAATGATTTAGGTTAAAAGGTAAATCCTAAGGACATTAAGTATTCTTTATTTAATATATCTTCTTTGTCTTTATATTTGGTAATTCCTTGTTGTATTACATCCCTACCTTTATTACCATATTTCTTTAGTAATGTAGGTATTGTAACATTACCCCAAGATATAATCCTATATTCACCTTTTTTATTTGTATCTAACAATAAACCTTTCTTTTGATTTTTTTCAAAATCTTTTTTTGCACAAAAATCATCTACTGCTTCAATTAATAAACTATCTAATCTTGCTACATAAGAATAAAAACTTCCATCTTCATTTTTAATTGAAGAAATTATTTTTAATTCTTTTTTGTCAATAGTTTCAAATATAGCATTGATTGTATTATCAAATTCCCACTTATCTTTAGAAACTTTTGAATATGGATTTATTTTTAATTCGCCACCTTGACCTGCTTCTATAATATCGCATACAAATTTACCTTTGTAATAAATATCAGCAGAATAAGCGATACCATTTCTGCTTTTACATTCTTGGTAATTTTTAATAGTAATGTTATTTAGAAATTCTTTTTTTGTTAGTGATTTCTCTACTAATTGTGGTTGTAATATATTTTTCATTTTAATTATTTTAAGTTAGTTTTGTTTTAATAATACTTAAATATAAAGAATATTTTACAAATAAAAGAATATTTTATATATATAATTAGTAAAAATTGCTAACTACTTGATAATCAATGAGATTAATTTTAATCTTCTTCTATGGGAGTATAGTAATTTATGTTGATTATTACGAAAAAAAAGATTATTTGAATAGTATGTCGCAGATCATTAGCTATGTAATCTACACCCTCTAAATCTTCATTAGAGTAGTTAATTCCTACCCCAAAACCTCTCATTAAAGCTATATTAACATCAAACATTCTACAAAGGTATTAAAACGAGGAAACTAACAAAACCTCGTTATTTAAAAAGTTCGCTTATTAGGATTTGAATAATAAGCTAAATATAAAGAACGAGTTTAGTTTTTTGATTTATATTTTTTACCATTAATTTTTATTTCAATATTAGTGTCAAGTTTTTGCATCCTGTCTATTATAACTTGACAATATTTTGGATCAAGTTCCATTCCATAGCATTTTCTTTTTAATTGGTGAGCTGCTACCATTGTTGAACCACTACCAAGAAATAGGTCAAGAACTAACATCTTTATTTTACTACTGTTTTTTATAGCAATAGACGACAATTCTATTGGTTTTGGTGTTTTATGTTTAGTTTGCCTATCTACATCAACCTCCCACACATCACTTTGAGAGTTGTCACCATAAAACGGTGAATTATTTTCTTTTGTTACATATATAATTAATTCGTGCTGAAATCTATATCTTTTACCTAATCCCCATATATTTTTTTTCCATACGATTAAGTGTTTTAATTTATAATTACATAATTCTATTTGTTTTTTAACTATATGATATATTCTATAGTCACAACATATATAAACACTTTCGCTATTAAAATTTTTAAAACTATCTAATAAAAATTGTTCAAAATCATTCCAATTCATATTATCATTTGCAAACCATTCGTTAGGATTTAATCTTGTTTCGCTTTTAGTTTCATTTTTTTTCCAACTCTTTAAGGCATTATATGGTGGATCAGTAAAAACCATATCTGCTTTCTCTCCATTCATTAGCTTAGCCACTTGTTCGCTGTCTGTACTATCGCCACACAACAATCTATGTTCGCCTATTTCTATTAAGTCCCCTAATACAATATCTGTTTTTATTTCATCAGGTATTTGGTAATCATCTTCTTCTGCTTCTACATCAACAATTGGTATTTCAGGAATATCTAACCCCCAATCTTCTAACTGTTCTATATCCCATTGATTTGCTAATATATCCCAATCCCACTCACCAAAACTTGAATTATCTTTTATGATAAATTCTTTTTTCTGATTTTCTGACCAACCAATAACTTGTTCAATCCAAATTTCTTTAAGTCCTGCTTTTTTACAAGCCTTTAATCGCATATTACCACCAAGAACAATAAAATTTTCATCAACAATAATTGGTCGTTTTTCTAACATTTGAGGAAACTCCTCAATAGATTTTACTAATCTTTTAAATTTAGAGTTGTTTATAAATCTTGGATTATTTTTATTTGGTTTTATTTTTTTTATACTTATTTTTTGTTTCATATTTTTTTATTTAAAAAGGTATATTGTCTTTTATTACTTCAAACCTTTGTTTGTCTTTATCTATTTCTTTATACACACCCCCATTTTTAAAATCAGGTGCAACCATAAAATCGCCTTGTTTCCCATTTTCTTTTCTCTTTATTTTTTGAACATATATTTGAACACTATCACTTCCATATATTGTTTTTTGACCAATATTTCTATAACAAGTAATACAATTATATGCTTTATTAAAGAAGTCGCTTGACTGGGAAATATCATAAGGATTTGGAACTCTATATTTTCCCTCAACACTTTCCATTTTTCTTGGATGAGCAACTAAAAATAAATGAGTATTGGTTTGTTGGCAGAACTGGGTAATCTCTGATAATAGTTTACCAACATAAGTAAAATCTTTTTGAGCAGAGTGGTCTAACATATTATATGGATCTATAACACAAATATTTACCCCTTTTTGAAAAACAAGTTGTTTAAAAGCATCTAAAATGCCTTTTAGAGTAAGATTTTGCAAGTCTATCTTAACAAAGAAAAAGTGTTCTTCAATAAAATCTTTTGTGTTGTTTAGATCTTCTGTTGTACATTCTTTTTCGTTTATCTTATTAGCAAGTCGTTTTATATGAGCTTCATAAGGAAAACTCTCTGGAGAGAACATTGCTATCCGAAAATCGTTGTGTATTGCAAGGTTAGTGCATATTTGGTCGCAGACATCTGATTTCCCTGCATTAGGTATCCCTGTGAGAACTGTCCATTCTCCGAAGCTAATGTTAAAATATCTATTACTGTCTCCAAGTCGCACACTATAATTCTTGATTCCATTTTCATTATAATTTAATACACTATCCCAAATATCGTGAATATTTAGCACACCTTCAATCGGAAAGTTTTTTGCTTTACTAATAATCTCACGAAGCTCACTTGCACCTTTGTTTACAAGAATATCGTTAGCATCTTTATAATCGCCAAATTCTACATACTTGCATCTTCCTTGACCAAATCTTCTTGCAAGTTCATTTCTTAATGATAACCCTGCATCATCATTATCGGTGCATAATACTATTTCCGTTTTTTCAACAAAGTATTCCCAACAATTATCAAGGTATTCTAATCTTTGTGATCCTATATTAGCACCATTAGGAACTGAACAAACACTATAAAGACCTGCCTCGTGTAGTGAAAGTGCATCTATCTCTCCCTCTGTTATATAAATTTTGTTCATTGTCTTAATATTATCTATACCATAAAAGATAAGTTCAGCATCTTTAAATAACTTAAAGTTCTTTTGACCATCACGATATTTAATATTTATAAGTTGTTTTTCACGATAGTAGTTAAAATTAATAGCTACTCTTTGTTGTTTTGCTTGTGGGAAATACTCTTTAGATTCTGTAATTTTCCAATTCACAAGTGTTGTTTCGGTAATACCTCTTTTAGAAAACCATTTTAAAGTTTTTTCAGATAATTCTGATTTTACCTCTATTGGTCTTACATATTCTTTCTTTTTGGTAAGATTTACATTTCCTGACCAGTTACAATGATGGCAATTAAATAATCCTTTAGGTTCGTTTATAGACAAACACCTTTCTCTTTTCTTTTTTCTTTTGTGTGAACACTTTGGACAAGTAGTGTGAAATTCACCTGTTTTAAACCCAATGTCTATTCCAAATTCTAAAAACTTTTCTTTCATTTTCCTAATATTTCTTTACATAATTCTATTGGCAATTTACTTCTTTCATAATTATTTTTTAATCCTTGTGTACCAGTTCGACTACCTCTTGGTGCAGGTTGATGATGACAATTTTTATTACCATTAAAACATTGTTTTCTTGGATTCCAACCATTTGGATTTAACAATGATGAAATATTGTTTGACCAAATATCTGTAGGTTTTGCTCTATCATCACCATATTGACAATACCAAACAGTTGCTTTTTCAAGACCTTTTACAACTTCTAATTTTCTTAATTTACCTCTTGGATTTTCTATATACCAATATTTAGGTTTAAAATAATTTATAATATCTATTGTTTTTTGAACATACTTAACACCAATTAAAGCATTATTAGATTTTGGTGTATGGTCTTTGTTCCAATGTTTACCAATAGATGCTACACTAAAATAAGTACAAGGTGGACTTGCCCATATTAAATCAGGTTTAAATGGAACTTTTAAAACATCAAATTCAAGTATATCAACAACATAATCTATATTATTGAATTGCTTATAATCAGAAGTGAATGTATTATAACCTAACTTTTTAGCTTCATTGCTAAAAGTACAAGAACCTGCAAATAATTCTAATACATTCATTAAAAGTTTTCTTTATAATTATTCCTTTCAACTTCTAATTTATAAAAATTAAATGATTGCATACCTATAATATGAGAATCTGTTGGTACAAAATATTTCCAACCTTTAGCAATTCCCCTATTTATATAATAAAAAAAGAAAACTGCTTTTTTACCAGTATTCTTTTTAAATATTACCGAAGCTGTATGATCTGACATTGGAATTACCTCAACTACTTTAAATATTTCATTGTTATAATTTCCCTCTCTATTTTTTATAGAAAATTTATCAGCTACATCTTCTGCTTTTGCTTTTAGTTCTTTTACAAGTGTTTTATTCATAAATTCATTTGTTTTAATTGTTTACCAAATTTTGCTTCAAACAGATTTATATATTTTAATCCATCTTTATTTCTTTTTCTTAATTTAAGTAGAGTTAAAAAATTGTCTTTCCAAAATTCATCTGATCTAACTTTTTGTGATATGAAGTAAACTTTTCTTGGTGAATATCCATCTAACCTTTCAAGTTTATCTATACAATCAAGCCAAGCATTTTTTTCAGCTTGTGTTTTAGGTCTTGTTTGAGGTGGAAATAAATTACAAATAGGTTCAAAAGACTTTAAAACAATATCTGAATATTCTTTACTTTTATTATTAACTGTATTATTATTATTATATATAATATTATTAACCTGGTGATTATTTTCTATAGGTGGTGTGTTTTTTTGCGATACCTCACGAAAATTTGTGATGTAGATTTCTCTACTTTTTACCTCTTTAGAATTTTCTTTATACAACAACTTTAATTTAATATATCCTTTATCTTTTAATTGCGAAATCCAATCGGTTATTGATCTTGTTTTTACACTATACAGGTCAGCAAAATATTTATTACTTGCAAAACAATATCCTTTTTCATTACATAAAGCTGTAATCTCGCCATATAATAATTTGGCATTTGCAGTTATTTCAGAATCATACCTTACAAAAGCAGGTATAACTGCATAGTAACTTTTTTTTGTCATTCTAAAATTCTAAATTTATTATTATAAATTCTCTGTTATATCTTTTAGATTATTACAAAAGGTTCTTAACTTATCATACATAAGTTGTACTTCTTCAAAACTTATTAATTCATCTTCATATTTAACAAATAATGCTTCAATAAGTAAATCAAATTCAACCTTTGTCAATGCACCGACATAATCATAATTCTCATAATCTTCAAAATTATGTTTAACTGTAAACCTAATTCTTTGTTTAGTTTCTGACCAATATATCATTTTATATGTCTGCATTGTGAGAATTTTTACTGAAGTAATCTTCAATGACCTGTATGACTTTATCATAATCATTTAGCCAATGACACTCCCAATTCTCTTTCTTTAATTTTTCAATAGATTCTAATTGATTTTCTGTTGGCTTATTATAACCAACTTTTAATTCAATAGCAAGACCATTCTTTTCACCGTTTGATCTAAATATCATAATATCTGGAACTCCTGCTCTACCACCTAAATATTTAAACTTAAATCTTTCGAATGGACTTCGCTTACCCTCATTCGGTATATGAATTGCATAAACATTTGGGTATTGGAATTTCATATATTCCATTACACTATGTTGAAGTTTATCCTCTTTTCCTAAATATTTTTCAAAAGGGTTTGCCAAATTCTCAATATTACTTAAACAAATATTCTTTAAAGTTAAATAATTATTTTGTATGGTTTTGTCATAAGTTAATAACAACTCCAAAGTTTTTATACCGTGAACAACTGAAGCGTGGTTTAATCCGACAGATCTGCCGATTCTATCACAAGTAATTCCTGATATTAATTGTCTGCTTAATGTAAAATAAATAAATCGTGCATCAACATATTCTCTTTTCCTATTTTTATCTCTAATATCTAACTCAAAATATTTATTTACATATCCTCGTATTAGTGCTAAATCTTTCATTTAAGAGATTTTTAAATAATTATACTACCATCTTTATTATACTCGCCAATAAAACCTGGCACTATACCATCATTTAAATACATTTTCCAATACTTAAAAGCTGACCTATATCCATCCCTACCTTTTTCTACTAAATCTTCCGATAATGAGTACACTTGCACTTGATATGGGTAGTTAGTTTCACAAGCAATAAATCTAAAATTTAAAGGATCAACACCTATCATATCGCAATAAAAAACTGCTTGTAGATGATAAGACCATTTATATAAATCCATTCTAAAAGCTCTTGGTGAAGAATCTTGACAAGTTTTAACATCACTTATCCAACTTCTATCTCTTGCTATACAATCAGGTCTAACACGAACATCAATACCCTCATACTGACCATAATGAGATATTTCTATATCGCCATTAGAATATTTTTGTGCTATTTCTGACCTAATATGATTTTCATAAATACCTCTTATAATAGTATCATCATCTTGCGATAATAAAATTTTACCATCTGCCTTTTTTAAAAGTTTTTCTTTTATATCTTTATCTTCTTTTCTACGAAGATCAAGTTTTGGCATTATAAAGTATTGCTTTAAAAATTCTTCATAACCATCATATACCATTATATGAGTTGCGATTCCTAAATCTAAACTTTTGGATTGTATAGGTTTTTTATTTAAGTAGTGATAAACTGATTTTTTAGAAATCAATTTTAGTCCTGATGCAGATATACATTCTTTAGAATGATAATCTTGTATTGAATCAGTCTTGGTTTGTAAGTTCTGAATTTGTGGTTTTAGTTTCATTTGATTTTTCTTTATTCTTTAGTTTTTTTAATTCCTTTTTTAATTTTTTGATTTCTTCGTTTTTCTCGTTTTTTAATTTTTTAATTTCTTCATTTTTTTCGTTTATAGTTTTATCAAGATTGATAATTAACTGTTGTAATATCCAAGTGTCCATAATATTTAATATTAAATTTTTAAATTAAAAAAAGGGAGTATAATTAAATACCCCCTTGTGTTTATATTTAAAATGGCAAGTCATCATCAACTTGCTCACTTTTTACAGGTATAGATTCTGTCTGTACCTCTTTTTGCTTTGGTGTAAAATCGTTAAATTTCAAAGCTAACCCACCATCATCTTTTTTAGTAACTTGAATAGGAATTTGTTTATTCCCATCATATTCACTTGAAAGAACATTAGGATTTTCTTTAATAAAATCTACTAATATTTTTGGTGTTATATATCCTTGACCTAATACAAAATCAGGTGCATTTTCGTGTGGTGCAAAAATTCTTACACCTTGTATATAAATAGTTTCTGTAACCATAATTTAAATATTTAATTTTTCATAATTTTAATTTAAAATTTTTGTGTTTTCATCCAATCAGGTTGATGTTGATTGTTTGATTGCACTTTTGTTTGACTTACTGTCTTTCCAGATGCAGTATTTGCATCATCATCTTTGGTGTTTAATGCAAGTAAACTTTGTAAAGTGTACCTACGAAAATAGGTAATCGTACTTCCAAGTTTTTGTGGATCAGACACCATTTGAAGTTCTAAATCTGCTGATTTTGATTGTCCTGTTTCAATACAAGTTAAAATAGTATATACCCTACCATTTGAAGTAGGTTGTTCTATTGTAACACCAAATTTTAAAAATAATTGTTGTAGTTGTTGTAACATTGAATTTATATCAGCATATTTTGACTTAAAAAATGGATTGGTGGCATCTTTACTAATAGCACCAATTTCATTTTGAATCTTATAGATTTTGATTGTAATACTCCAATTAGGATAATCTATAGTTTTATTAGCCACCTTTTTAGGTGCTGCTTTCGGAGTTTTCGTTTGACTCATTTAAAATAGTTTTTAAGTTAAAATTTAATTCTTTCAAATTTTCAATATCCTTTAAATTTAAAGTTTGAGGATTTTTGATTTTTGAATTTAATGTTGGCATAGTCATTTCTAACTTATTTGCAACATCTTTTTTCTTTAGACCTAATCGCCTAATATTATCAATGAACTCTATCTCAAATTCAGTAATAAAATCACTTATATTTATACTCATAATATATAATTTACCATTTACCCAAAGGACAAACTGATGTTGGAGATAATGCTTTTGCATCTATTGAACAACCACAACCATTTACAATTTGACCTGTAACAAGATGTTCGCCACTCATTAGTGGATTACACACTCTTCCTTTTCTCATTTTACAAAAATGACAATTCGCCAATCTGGTTTGTGCAAGTTCTTTGGTTTGTTGATCTAAAGTTCCAAATTTATCTTTTATCAAATTACCCCAACCATCAAATATTTCTTTGAATAAACTCATTAAAAGCTAAATTAAAAAAAATTTTCTAATAAAAAAAATATTTTATTAATCTTCGTAGTAAGTTTGAATAAAACTTTGAGTGTCATCATTTTGATTTGGCAAGTGCATAACAATAGAATATTCATTTGATTTTACTTTAAATTCCATTGAATCAATCATAGCAGAAACAGGATCTTGTAAAACATTAGTTCCAAAATTCACCCATACTTTATTATGAAATTGTATAGGATCTTCTGAAACATCTTTTCTATAAAAATCTCCCTCATATCTTTTTACACTTGTTCTATAGTCATTAATAATTTCTTGCGATATAATGCCATCTAAAGTTTGTGATTCATTAAAATTTTTCCTTTTATATTCACCTTGTATTTTGCCTAAAAATAATGAATCTTGTAGGTTGTTTGTATTATAAACTTCTTCTCTTTCATAAGTACCTGTTAATTTATTTGTTTGAATTACACCACCTAAAGTGTATATTCCATATTCTCTTTTTTCTGCATATTTCTTTCCTAAAGTATTTCTGTTTGCAATATAAATAACATCATAATAATTGGTTCGTAAAACTATATCTCCTGTACTACTTCTAAAAGGAGGGTATATTTCTACTTTAATTCTTGGAGATTCATTTGTAGTTTGTGGTGCATTTAAAATTTGTGTAAATTTCACCCATTGATTCATACTGTTTGTTTGGATTTTTTTAAAATATTTATCAGCAGTATAACTTCCAGATCCTGCTTCAAATTTATTATCATCAAAGCTATACCCCATATCTATTGTTCCATTTCCTGTTGTGTCAAGACCTGCTGTAATATAAAATATATAACTATCTCCACCACCACCGTGTGTGCTAAAATAATAATTAAACCCAAACTCTATATCTGAACCTGTATTGATATATGTTTTTAAAAGTTCATTTGTAATTATAGCTGTTCCTTTATCTGTATCTACTATTGGCATACTTGTTTGAGGTGATACTAAAAAATAGCTTCCTGAAACAGGTATAGGATCAAGCAAACCTTGAAGTTGTACAGAATTACCTGTACTTATAGACCAGTTATAATTTTTATATCTAAAAGTTGGATTTTTATTTATAGTATCGGCTTTATTAAGCTCTGTTCTTAAAATAACATTTCTTAAAGGTCTTAAATATTCTATTGATAAATTCTCATTTATTGGTTGTATATTATTTGGAACACTTACTAAAACATCTTTTGTAACTGTTCCTTTTGCACTTCCTGTATAATCAAAAATATAGAATTTTATATTTTCTTTACCATTAGTTTGCAATAAATTTAATTGTTGTTCTCTTATAGTTGCCATACAACAAAATTAACTAATTATATTTACATTTAAGGACTTGATAATTTCATATTCTTTTTGAGGATTATGCAATTTTCCCCTAACTTCTGAATCTCCGTAATGATGTTTTTTTGTACCCCACCAATCAAAACCAATAATATCAACATTGCAATCAAAATAATATATAGCTATAAGTCCTGTTGATGGAAACCCAAGTGGTATTTTTTTTAAAACATTTTTATCTACTTTTTCAACATCAGGTCTTTTTTCTCTTAATTCTCTATACATTTTACATTTATCTTTGTCTGCCCAAGAATGAACTACAACTTTATCAAAAGTGTTTATTTTATCAAAATGATGCCTGTTTACAGTAAACCAAACATTTGTTCTATTGCCAACAAATCTTTCATATCCATTTAATTTAAAACTATTAAATCTAACTATTATAGAATAAGTGTTTATTATATTTGAATATTCTTTATCTAATAAACTCGTTCCATTTCCAACTAACAAAATTTTATTTTTCAAAGTGCTTCAATTAGTAGTTGATAATAATTATAAGATGACTTGTCAATATTAATATCTAAATTTTTAGGTGGCACTTCTGAAAGCCAATTACCTTTATAAAAAAGTTTGTTTTTTGTATTAGTAACTCCTGCATTATGAAAAATAGCTTTTCTTGTCCAAAACTCTTTAGGATCTGTCGCCCAAATAAAATCCATTTCTTTAATAATTTTTGTTTGTTTTTTTTCTATCCATAAATTCCAAAGGACTGCCCACATATCAGCACACCAAATTTGAAGTTCGTGATAATTTTCATCTAACACTTTTAATTTTTTATTCATCTGATGAATATTTTTATAAAGCTGAACACAATCTTTTTCTACATTTTCCCAAAATTTGTAATCTATGTTTTTTAATAAATATTGAGCTCCACCACTATTTTCTTCATTATCTTTTACTGTTTTTTTATCAAGATCAAAACAATGTAACATTCTATCTAAAACAGCTTCACCTTTTGATACTATATAATTATATCCAATATAGCTTTTTGTGTCGCTTAAATAACAAATTTCATCATCTAAATACTGTTCTATATTTAATGGTCTTGTAAGTGCAATATCGCAATCGTGATATAGAAAAGCACCTTTATATAGTTCTGGAAACTTTACAAAATGTTTTTTTAATATATGAGGTCTTATACTTGAAACATAAAATTTATCTTCTCTTGTGTCAGGGTAATAGTAAAAATTAACATCTTTATATTTATCTTTTAGCTTATTATAGTAGTTACAATTTTCATTATTATCAGCTAATATTATATCTATTTGGTCTTGTTTTACCCCATTATTAATAAATGAATAAATCATTATATCTATTTGCCAAGCATAATAAAGTATTGCAGGTTGAGCTGAAATATATCTCATAAAGTTATTTTAAGGACAAGCAGGACAATTTGTATTAGTTAATGTTGATCCACTCCAAAAATAATAAGTTTGTCCATCATCTGTAAAATATGTTCCAGGATCTACTGTTTTTGAACAATCAGATGCTTTGTATACTATCGTAGCATTTGCTAATGATGAAGCAGTAATATAAAAAGTAGTAAGTGTTGTTACATTACAACAAGCATCCGTTTGTGATGTAGTTGATGCAAAAACTTGAACTGCAGAACATTGTTGTACTGTTGTTGTAAATGCTTGTGTTGTAGTGGCTACTGCATTACAAGCAGTACAATTTGCATAAGATGTAAAATTACCAACTGCACCATCAGGACCAATACTTATATTTCCACTTTGAGCTTCAAAACACTCGTTGTTATCTTTTATAACATTTGGAAAAGAATTTGTTGTATTTGATACTTTTCTAACTGCACCTGTAGGTTCACCACAAGTAATATATTTTTTATAATATACAGTAGGTGGTGCTGTAGTTGATGTAGTTGGTGCAGCAGTCGTGGTTATTCCTTGACAAGCAGCACAATCACTAAATCCTGTAGTATAATCTCTTGTTACCCATTCTGAAGAAGTTTCTTGTGTTTGCTGATACTTGAAAAAACATTCATTACTTGAATTTTTGATTATCTCTGGGAAATTACTATTTGTGTTACCAACACTAATTAACTGATCCATACCTCCTGTTGCACAATCTCTATAGTGCATAAAATGAGTTAATGGTGGTGTTGTTGTTACTGATGATGTTGTTGTTGTAATATTACATACACTCGCTATTGTTGGAAGTCCTGATGTACTACCTGCAACCTCATCACTAATAATTTTATAACAATTTGAAGCATCAACAGATAATATAACATTTGAATTTATAGCATAAGAAGCATTTTTTACAACAAATCTTTCAAAACCATCTGATAATCTTCTTACAACATATATATTAGCATTTGGAAAAACAGTTGTAGATGTTGTTACAGGTGCTTTAGTTGTTGTTGTTGCAGGTGCTACTGTTGTTGCAGGAACTTGTGTTGTTGCACAAGAACCACTTATTGTCGGTAAAGCAGATACAGTAGATGGATTAGAAACATATTTAGATCCCACAACTATATAACAAGTTGAACCACTATTTGATAAAGTAACATTACCACCAACTGCAAAAGATGTATTGTATTGAGCATCAAATACTGTGTTATCAGAAACTCGCCTACATAAATGAACATTATGGCTATACATTCCTTGAACAGTACCATAAGCAGTCGCAACACCATTTGTTGCATAAGGTATCATATAATATAAAGTTCCTGTTGCACTAAAAGTAAATGTTTTAGTTAAAGTATAATCTCCTAAAGATGTTCCTGATACTATGTTTTTATTTGCAGGAGTTATTGTTTGTGTTGTTCCAAAATAAAACCCTCTTTGTGTTAAAGCTGTACCTCCATTTGATGATATTGAAGCATCTAACTTCATAGCTGTTCCTGTAACTTCCGATATTTTTGTTTTTGTATTATCAAATACAGGAGCTCCAGATGTTGTGGCTAAAGTAGTTGTTGGTTGTGCTACTTTGTCTACTGTTGCACCAACTCCCTCACCTGCAGAATTTACTGCATAAGCAGTTATATAATATCTTGTGCCTGATGATAGACCTGTTTTTGCAGAATTAAAAGTACCTGTTGTTCCTACTACAGTTATTTTAGGTGTGTTATTAAGATAGTTTGAACTTGTACCAAAATAAAAACCTCTTTCTATAATACCAAGTCCATTATCTGAAGTAACATTTCCATTTAATGTCATTGATGATGATGTAGGATTAGTTGGTGCAAGAGTTAATACAGTTGGAACTAATGGCGATTGTGTTGTTGTTTGAACAGGTACAATAGCTTCATCATAATAATTACTATTTGAAATTATATACCAAGAACCATTTGATTGAAATATCCTTGCATTTATAATTCTTAAAATATTTTCTAAAACTTCCTTTGCATTTCTTTTTGAGAAATCATCCATTAATGAAAACTCATTTAAAAGTATATCGTGTAATAAAGTTAAATCTGGTGAAGCAGTTGTTGATCTTATTTTATTTTGTATATAAATATCAAAATTCAAATCTAAATTTTGTAATATTTTATATACATAGGAAAAAGCAGAATCAAAGTTAGTTTGTAAACCAGTATTTATAGCACCTGTTCCATCTAATAAAATTTCACCATCAGGTTGCTCAAAAGAATCTAATGTTCCAAGACCATCTATTGCTTTTAATGTTAATATATAAGGAGTAGAAATAAATTGTTCTCTATAAGCATCTGACACTAACCAACCCTCCCAATAAATATCAACATCACCTGAACTATCCCAAAGATTATTAGCTTCATTCCAAAGTTCTGTTTCAGCTTCCCATAAAGTATCTACTACAGTACCACTTGTACCACTTCCTGAACTTAATCTAACTTTATATTGCCTTTCATCAAATACCTGAAACTCATCATAGCTTGTAGTGTCTGTAACATATAAATTTATAGTACAAGTAGAACCGATTATCGGTGTGTAAAAATCATCATCATTTTCCCAAGCAATAGTAACAGGTTCATCCCCTGCCACCATTTGTGTTACTGTACCAAAATAATCTTTAGATAAAATTTCTAATGTTCTTTCATTTCCCTTTACATCAGAAAATGACAATGAATATTTTGTTCTATATGTAGTCGCCATTACTTAAATCTGTTTCTGTTTCTTTCAGCTCTTTGTAGTGCAACAACTAAATCTTGACCTCTTAAAACAAACTCTCCTTGCATTGCACCACCACCACCAATCATTGATTTTAATTTTGATAAAGGTGCTACCACCTCTGGATTACTTCTTGCACCTGGATATTCACCAATTAATGCAGTTGTAGGTCCTGATACAATACCACCACTTGCCATTTTTTTAAATCCTTTTTCCTGAACCGAAGATGCTATTCCTTTTATCATAGCACCTAATACAAATGCTGCCAGTCCTGCTGCGAAACCTACACCAGGTATTGCAAAAAGTTCAGATAATTTTGATGCTGCCATTGCTGCCATACCCATTTGAATTAATAAATCTCCTACAATAACTAACATTGACATTGCAAATGATTCAAAACTTGTACTTGCACCTGAAAAAGCATTTGTTAAAGAATTTGCAAAACCCTGTAGAAAAGGAGTTAATACATTTATTTTATCATCTATAACTTCAGCTACTTGAGAAAAATCATCACTTGCACTAACTTTAAAATCAGTAATTTTTTTTGTTAGATTATCCATATACATTGTAAAGCCGTTGATATGATTTGACATTTTCGGCAATTCTTTATCTATAATACCTGATAAGGTCATAAACCCTGTACCCATTATAAATGGATTTATACCTAAAAATCCACCACCCATTGCAGGATCTTCAAAACCACCACTCGTTGATGTTGTTCCACCAGTAGTAGTTCCACCAGGTGCAAGTCCTTTTTCAATAATACTGCTTCTACTTGGTGCAACACTTTGATTCATTCTTTCTAAAGCTGTTGCAGTATTCTCTGCTGCTGCTTGAAGTAGTGCAAATCTATTGATATTACCTGCTGATAAAATCATATTTTTTAAAGTTTTTCCAAAAGAAATACCGTGTGTATTTGCACGAATAAATATTGCTGCTAAACCACCGATTGCAACAGTTAGTGCAACAACTATTGGATTTAAAGCACTAATAAAAGCAGTTATCGTAGTTATTGAGCTTATTAAAGTGCCAATTAATATTAAAAGTGGTGGAAGTACTGTTGCTAATAAACCAACTGTAATTATTAATTTTTGTGTGTCCTTATCAAGAGATTTAAAGCCATCAACTAATTCTTTGATTCTTTTTGACAAAGCAGGTATGCCCTCTTTTAAATTTAAAGTTTTTGCTATTTCATCACCAAGTGTAGCAAGTGCTATATTAACATTATCTTTTAAAGTTGAGAATAAACCATTCAGAGTTTGACTTAAAACTTCCATACCATTATGGAATTTACCACCCTCACTTGTAGCATCTTTAAATGCTTTATTTAAAATATCAAAAGATATTTTACCCTCTGAAGCCATATCCATTATTTCACCCCTTGCAACCCCCATAGAAGTAGCTAAAATGTCTAATATCGGCACTCCATTATTTATAAACTGTCGTAGGTCTCGTGTCATAACCCTACCCTCTGCTGCAGCTTGACCAAAAGCAACTCCAATACTTTGCAAATCACCACCAACAATTCCTGCAATATCACCAAGCATTGACAAACTATTAAATGCTTGATTTGTTGATAAACCAAATCCCATTAAAGTATTGTTTACTTTAACAAGTTCATTTAATTGAAAAGGAGTTTTAGCACTAAACTGAACTAATTTTTCAAAAGCAGCAGCACCCTCTTCAGCAGATCCTGTTAAAGTGTTTAATGTTGTTTGTAATTTTTCAAAATTTGCAGCTTGTTTTACAGCTAAAGTTCCAAGTGCAGCTAAAGGAAGTGATAACCTTGTAGTCATCATTTTTCCTGTTTTAGTTAAATTGCTACTAAAACTCTTTATTTTACCCTCTGCTTTACCAATAGCTTGATTAAATTGATTGGTTTTTGCAATAAGATCTACCTGTAATTTACTTTTAAAATCTGCCATAGTACAAAAATAACTATTTTTTATTCAACTTACTGTTTACTAATTCTTGAAATTCCTCAAATTGTTCTCTTGTAGATTTAACAGGTTTTTTAATTTCAATATTATCCTGTGGTAACTCAAACAACTCGTGTGGTTTTATCATTTGTGTTTTTTTAGTACAATTTACATTATGAATCATAGTCGCTAAAAAACGATTTTGTTCCCATAGAACATTCATCTTACTTACATAAGATTCTGATATAAGTTTATTCTCTTTAAATGTATTAGTCCAAAATTCATTAGGATTAATACCACAATAACCAATGTAGAAATCGGTTATATCTTCCCAAGAAGTATTATCGGTTATTTTTTTTTTGAATCGTTAGGATCAGGATTTCTTTTTATCCCTGCATTTAAGTCATTTCCAAGTATTCGTGATTCGGTCATAGCTTTTATAATCTTCTCAATATCTTCTGCAGTAATATCTTCAAGCCAATTTCCTACATCATATATATCATAATCAATTTCTTTCTTATTTTCTTGGTCGTAAGTTAAAATACCTGAATAAACTATTGAAATAATAGCTTTTATAGAAACACCTGATTGAAATAAATCACCAAGTTGATCTAATGAAATTTCAAGCAACTCGGTAAAAGTTGCCCAAAAGTTCATACTAAAATGTAGTGTGCGATTTTTTCCCCCTATTTTAAGAGTATAATAACCTCTTTGTTTAGTCATCTAAAAATTATTAATTAACACTTTCAGTAATTGCACCTGTAACAGTTATAGTTCCAGAGTAAGTCACTGCTTCTTCCATAGCACCAGAAATCTCTGCTGCTGAAATGTAACCCTCTCCTGTATATACTGTATCTCCTGTTGCTGCAGTTCCGAATGAGAAATCACACTTTTGTCTTGTTAAAAGTTTGTGTGCAATTTCACCTCCACCTGTCATACCACCTGCACCATCTGTATAATCTACTAAACCATCAAAAGAGATTTCTGCTGATCTAACTGCAGGTATTACTTCTGAAAATCCTGAAGAATCTTTAGTTGTTGCTGCTGCCATATCGTTTGTAAAACTGATTGAACAGCTTGTGGAATGACCAATAGTAGCAGGACTAACACCATCATCTGCGATTTTCACTAATAAATTTGTTCCGTTGAATACTGTACTTGCCATTGTTTTTAAATTTTATACTACAAATATAATTAAATTTTAACTAACCATTTCTTTACTGTTCTATTCCACCATTTCTTAAATGATAGCTTTCTATTCTTCCACCAAGTTTTAATTTTTTTGATTGTCTTTTTCATTTTTTTGTTTTTTTATAAGTTCATAAATTTTTATTAATGTATAAATAATTGTAACCAAAACCAACACTAATTGTGCCAAATCGTTAAGTTCTGCCATTGATATAAGCAAAACAAAGACACCTAACAATGTTGGTTCAAAGCTACTCATTTTTATACTTATCTACTATTTTTTGTATTTCTTCTCTGCTAATTGTTAGCTTTAAAGTAAGCCCTGCTTCTTGTTTCCAAACAAGTGTCTGATCTTTATAAATAAGAAGTGCAGGAACTGATTTTATTGATTTTTGAAAGTTAGCCGATTGTTCTCCTAAAACTGCATATTGAATTTTAGCACCTCTAATGGCTCTAATATTTAAATCGTTATGTTGATTCCATTTTGCATTAACTTGCAATATAGTGATGTCCTGTGCTTGTATAAGCCCTGTTTGGATCATAAATAATAATATGAATAGTATATGTCTCATTATTTCTTAATTATTTCGTAAAGTTTTTCATCTATTTTATCAAGTTTTTCGCTATTCTCCTCCACTTTAGTTTGTGTTGACATAATTGTCTCACGAATAAGTTGGTCTTTTAAATCATACTCGGTTCTTGAAACCTCAGGTTCAGGTAATTCTTTTGCAAGTTCTATGTCTGATTGTAGTGCAAACCACATACCTACAAGTGTAAAAATTCCAACACCTATCATAATTAGGTTTTCTATTGAAATATTTACCTTTTTCTTTTTAATATCATCTATATCTAAATCTGCCATATCTTAATTATTTTTTTAATTTGCTTTAAATGCCATATATATATAAGTGCTTCCACTTGCATTAACTTCAGTATCAGAACCATTAGCTTCAAAATCAGTTGAATTGAAATCTAAAAATTTAGTTGCACTACCAGTAGTTGCAGCAGAACTACTATCTGCTTCTAATCTATTATTTCTTGGATTAGATGTATTTCTTGCACTATCAAACATTAACCAACCACCAGTGCTATTAGTCCTTTTTATCATTACAAAGTCAGGTTGGAATCCTAACGAAACTGCATTACCATCACTTCCACTTCCAGTATAACTTCCAAACTTGCTAAACCCTGATTTCTCTGTCCAACAATACATTATATAATCATTTGTTGCATTAGTATGCGAATCATTACTGTTAGAATTATTATTAAATGTTACCAAAGAAGATGTTGGTTGTGTACTATTAAAAGCCCAAGAATATCTTGAAGATGCAAAAGCATCATTATTATCAAGATAACCAAGTTCACCACTTAAAGAACTATGCCAAGCCATCCAAGATTTTGTTATACTTAAATTCTTTATAAGGATAAAATCAGGGACAGCACCTAATCCGTGACCAACAGTAGCACCTGAAACATCATTACCTGTATATTTAACAATACTAAATCCATTTGCAGTATTAACATTTACTATACTTGGTATTGTACCATCTATATTAGATTGCCAAGTATTACCTGCTTTCCAACACCAAGCAACAAAATTAACTCCACTATTATTATATCCATTTGCACTTCCTATTGAGAATCCATCAGTATCAAAAGATGTTAAAAATGTTGCATTATATTCTTGTACTGCAGTATCATTTGAGTTTAGTTGATTCCCAACACCTCTAACACTATCAGTTAAATTATGATAAGTTGTTCCTGCTCTATTTTTCAACCACACAAAGTCAGGTTGAAATCCTACTCCTGTAATACTTTTTGATGAAGCACCATCCCCAGTATATGTTACTGCTTTAAAGCTATTAGCTAATGTCGTATTACTTGCTACATTTTTCTTAAATGCTGCATATATATAATTATCACTACTGTTATTCATACTACTTCCTTTAAATGTCCAACCAGTAGAAGTAAAATCTAATATATCTAAACTTTGTTCTGTACCAGTAGTGTCTGCTAATAGGTATTTATCTTCACCTCTTCTCGTGTCAACCATTACCCAATTATCAGAATTATTATATCTTCTAAACATAAGAAAATCAGGTTGGAATCCTACATTTTGAGCATTACCTGCACTTCCACTTCCAGTATAACTTCCAAATTTACTATACCCTGTAACATCGTGAAAACAGTAAAGTATTTGTGTTTCGCCACTTCTATTTGTATCTCCACTTCCTAATGTAACAACTGTACTTGTTGCTGCAGTGTTATTAAATACAGATGAATAAGTTGCTTCAGCAGCAGTTCCATTTAGTTCTAATACTTTATCAGCTGCTAAACTTGAGTGTTGTACCCACCAACTTGAAGCTGAACCACTTAAACCTTTAGCAATTACCATATCAGGTTTTGATGAAAGTCCGTGAGGAACTTTTGTTCCTGAAATAGCATTACCAGTGTATTTAACAATACTAAATCCTGCATTAGCATTTGCACTAATTATAGTTTCTTTTGGTGATCCTAAAGTTAAATCATCATTGTCTGCTGCAGTTTCATTATATAATTTATCTATATCTTCTTGTTCTAAAACACCCTGATAATATCTTGCTTGGTCAATATTAAAATCACTATTCGCATCACCATAATTACCCTTACCAAAAGACCATTCATTACCTGATTGTAAAGAACTACCAGTTGCATTAGCTATTGATAATTTTTCTACTTTATCTACATATACCCTTACTTTTGTTGCTGTTTTAGTAATTACAATATGATGCCAATCGCCATCCCTTAAATCTATTGTTACAGAAGCATTTGTATTAGTAGCACCACCCAATATATCTGCAACATATAAACTATTACTACCATTATATTCAAGATTTTGTCCAATATCACCACTATTGTTAGTACAAACTATTACTCTATACCCTGTATTTGAACTTCCAGGTTTAAACCAAAAAGACCAAGACTCCCAATTTCTTGCAGTAATTCCTGTGTCCATATTAGATGAAGTGCCTGAAAAAGCTGCTGCTTTGTTAAACTTACCACCTGAAATAAAAGATGTTCCTGATGTTCCTGAACCATTGTAAGTGCCTGTTACATCATTATAATTATCTTCAAATTTATATACTGCTGCAGCATCCCCCCCAAAAAGTGTCGGCTCATCATCATTGGCTTTCCAAGTCCAAGCAACTAACGATTTTCCACTTTGATTAAAACCTGTGCTCCCACCTATTGTAAACCCATCAGAATCAAAAGATGTTAAACCACCTGTATCAGCATATTGTGCATTTGTAGCATTACTATATATTGTTTGTGTTGCACCTCTAACAGTATCTATTAATTGATTCCATTCAGTACCATCTCGCATTTTTATCCAAGCAAGAGATGGTGAAAATCCAAAACCTTTTACATTCTGTGAATTAGGTTTAGTACCTGTATATAATTCTATATTAAAACTACTTGCAAGTGTTGGTGCTTCAGTGTCAGGGTCTGTTGCAAAAGCCATATAGATAAATGTACCTCCTGAAGCATTCCAAGATGTATCATTGTTTATTATTTCAAATCCATTAGATAAAAAATTAACTGCATCGCTGCTTCCATCAAATTCAGCATTGGTTAAATTTGGAAATAAAACTTTTTGTCTTGGGTTTGATGTACTTCTTCCGTTATCAACTATTCGCCAATTAGCAGAACTATCACTTCTTTTGACCATTAACCAACCAACCTCAAAGCCTGTTTCTATAATTGGTCCATTTGCTGAACCATTACCTGTGTATGATCCAAACTTTGAAAAACCTGATATGGAGGTAAAACAATATGCAATATAATCCTTAGTATTAGTTCCTGTTTCCCCTGTATTACCCACAGTAAATACAGTATCAGTTGGTCTTGTAAATGTACTTCCGAAAATACTTCCTGCACCTGATTCTGCTGAATTACCATTTAATTGCAAGAAATCACCTGCACCTCCATCTTTATGTAATACTGACCAGTCATTTGTGGTTTCTAAACCTTTTACAATAAGTAAGTCAAGTGTTGCCCCAAGACCGTGTCCAACAGTAGCATCTGCACCAGTACCTGTATATTTTACAATAGAAAATCCTGTATCTGTGTTTGCTTGTACTGTACTTGTAATACTTCCCACTCCATTACTACTTGTAGTTCCTCCTTTTGCTTTCCAACACCAAGCGACAAACCCTACACCATCATTATTAAACCCATTACCTGAGCTTAATGTGAATCCAGTAGATGTAAAAGCAGTAAGCCCATCTGATGTTGTTTCTTGGGCAGTATTTGCATTTGAGTAAACATGATGGGTTGCACCTCTTGTAGTGTCTTGTACATTATGCCAAGTTGTACCCTCTCTATTTTTTATCCAACACAAGTCAGGTTTAAATCCTACTTCAATAGTTTGAGTTCCTCCATTACCTGTATATATAACTGTCTTAAAGTTCTCACTTGGAGTTAATCCACCTGCTGCTGCAGATTTTAATAATTTATCGCCTATACTCATTAGTCAATATTTGGGAAATCATATTGCATTACTTTCTTTTTAGTTGTAAGTGCATTGATTTCTGATTCAACTGTATCAGCTTGGTTTCTTAATTCAGCTCTTTCATCTGTAATAATGCTTGGAACATCATCACCATTATCCATATTTCTGATTATATACCAATCTGTTTTCTGTAATTCGCTATTAACTATTGATTTGAAATGATTAATTCTTCTTGTTTTTAATTCGCTAACAGTTTCAGACCAAGTTTTATCCTCTGCATCTTTTCTAAATACTGTGTTTTCTGTATCCCAATATACCTCACCTAAATTATGTATTCTCTCATCATAATTTTCATCTATAACGAGGTCAAAACAACCTGCATCTCTTAATGCTTCATCTGACATAGCAGGAGCATTTAGATAACTACCTGTTGAAGTTTTTAGTACATTCGGTACTGATTGGTAAACTGTTATTATTCCATTTATATTTACTGCTTTCATATTAACTTGATATTTGTGAAATTGTGTACCAACATTCAGAAGTTGATATAAATTTCAGTTGAATTAAATTCTTTACTGCTGCATCACTATAAGTTCCTGATATTAGATTAAATGTTCCACTACTACCATTAATATTACCAAAAGCAACAGTATTACTACCACCACTTCCTGTTATAATTATGCTTTTTGTCATTCCAAGAGTAATATTAGTAAATGCTAATGTTGTTGAATGACCTGAAGTCCAAGTAAATACATCATAAGCACCACCATCTAAAGTAATAGATGCAGCACTTGTTACTGCTAGTGCTTCTGTAAATTCATCTGCAAGTTTACCTGCTGTAATTTGGTCATCTGCAATATGAGCAGTATCAATAGAACCATCAACATAATGTTCCGAATTAATACTATCATCTGCTATTTTTGTTCCATCTACTGCATCAGCATTTATCATAGCAGTTTCAACAGCACTATTTGCGATTGTTACTGCTCCTGCTGACATTGTAACGTCTCCACTAATAGATAATGCACTTCCATTTCCAAGTAGAGTGTATAACTCATTAAAGTTTGAGTTTGTTGATTGCATAGCTGTTCTCAATGGATCTCCTGTTCCATCGTTTGCTGAACTACCTACACCTA